GATGTGGGCCGCGAAGCGTGCGGTCGTGCCGTGGTATCGGAGGTGGGTGCAGTGGTAGACGAAGAACCGCCCGGCTGTCCGTCCTGCAATCCCGCCGTGGTCCTGCCGTGGCTGGACGCACACCGGCTCGTTGCCCTGGACGTGCCGACCTCGACGGCGGGCGCGATCCGGTGTGACGGGTGCGGGAAGGCGTGGTGGGTGGTATCCTTGGAGACTGCGGAGAGTCCGCAACCCGACGTCGGCCCGAACCCCTACTCTGACCTACCCCACGGTGTCTGATGCCCGGTTTCGTCTCCAAACTGCTAGCCCGTCTCTACGGCACCCAAACCGTATCGTCCCCCCTCTACCCGCAGAACATCGGCCCCGGTGGTGGCGTCTCGCAAGTACCCCTGGACCGCTGGGCGGCCGGCAGGCAGGGGATCGGGACGCGGGTAGCGGCGCTGTACGGACACCCGGACGCGCTGCTCGCCCCGACGGAGATACAGCGGCTATTCTCCGGCGAGTGGGTGCCTGTCACATCAACATGGATAGATGCTTTCCAGTACAACCTCATCAACGAAACCTCGGGGACGCTGTACACGCGGTTACAGCGGGGGAAGACCTACGGCCCCACGCTGATCGGGCCGGCGGAAATGGTGGCCCTTGCGTCGGCACCGTCGAAGGGGCATACTCTCAATAAGATTTGGAAGCGAGCACGGGGCAGTCCTTGACGAATTTTTACACATGCTTCAGCCGGAACAGTATCGGGCTCTAGAAGCCCTCTTGGAAGGGGTCAGTCAAGGAACGGCCGCGAAGCGAGCCGGTGTCACCCGGGCCAGTGTGAACACCTGGCTCAACCACGACCCGGAATTCAGGGAATCCTATAACAAAGCCTGCGACCAGCTGCACCGGGACAACGTAGCGGCGATCCAGAAGGCGCAGACGCTGGCCTCGGAAAAGCTGGTCAACGTCCTGAAGCGTTCCAAGGTCGAGTCGAACGTGATCCGGGCGGCTATCGCGCTGGCGGAGCTGGGCTTCAAGGCGGTCGAGCACTTCCGGTTTGACGAACGGCTGAGGAAGCAAGAGGGCCGCAATGCCGCTCAACCTGGAGGCCCGGCTGCGGAAGCTGGAGACGTACCGTCCGACGGCGGACCCGGTACTCCCGAGGCCGGACCGGACGTGGTACCAGGAGCGGCCGGTAGACTACTGCCGGGACGTGCTCAAGGTGCGGCTGACTCCGGTGCAGGAGAAGATAGCCCGCCTGCTCTGCCGACCGCCGTATAGGGAGCTGGTCAAGTCGGCTCACGCCGTCGGAAAATCCTTTCTCGCGGCCTGCCTGGTCAACTGGTGGTTTGACTGCTTCTGGCCGGGCATCGTGCTCACTTCCGCCCCGACGGCTCAGCAGGTCAAGAACATCCTCTGGAAAGAGGTTCGCCGCATACGGGCGGATGCCGGTCTGGATATGGATTGTTTCCTGCCGAAAGCCTGCCGGATGGAGACGGCCCCGGATCACTTCGCCTACGGGTTCACGGCCCTCGACCGCACCGGCTTCCACGGGCACCACGAGGTAGCCGTGCTCATCATCTTCGATGAGGCGGAGGGCATCGACCTGGAGTTTTGGGACGCCGCTCAAACCATGCTCCAGGGGGACCGTTACGGCTTCCTTGCGATCTACAACCCGTACCTCTCCAGCGGCCCGGCCGTCGACGCAGAGCGGTCGGGCAACTACCACGTCGAGACCATGTCGGCGCTGGATCACCCGAACATCGCACTTGAGCTGCGCGGGGAGCGGCCGGCTTACCCCGCCGCGGTGCGGTTGCAGTGGGTGAGGGACCGGCTCGCGGACTGGTGCGACCCGGCTGAACCGGACCAGCTTGGGGCGTTCCAGTTCGACGGCCGCTGGTACGTGGCGCAGGGCAAGGGCGAGGCGGCGATCCTCGGGCGCCGGCCGACGTCGGGCATCAACGCGGTATTCCCGGAGTACCTGTTCGACCTGGCCCTCGATCGCAAGTTGCCGTGGCCGAACAACGGGCGGCTGCAGGTCGGGGTTGACGTGGCGTGGGAGGGCAACGACGACTCGGCCATACACGCGCAGAAGGGCGGGGTGAGCCTGTACCACAACTCGTTTCACGGGCAGAACCCGACCCGGACGGCACAGATGGCAATGGACGTGGCGCTAGACCTCGGCAGCAAGCTGGGCTTCGTGGACCCGCGCAAGTCGGTGGTGATCGCCGTAGATAGCGTCGGCATGGGAGCGGGGGTGTTCTCGAACATCCTCGAAGCGGGCTGGCGGCGGGCGGTCGGGGTGAACAGTTGGGACGCGATGCCGGAGCGCAGAGATTACCCCGACTTGCGGTCGGCGCTGTGGTTCGGGTTCGCGGACGAGTGCAAGAAGGGCAACATCTCGCTGGGCGGACTGAGCAAGCAGGCGACGAACGACTTGCGACGGGAGTTGACGGGTCCGGTATACTGGCTGGACGTGAGGGGCCGGCGGAAGGTCGAGCCGAAGCTTGACACCAAGGAGCGGATCGGCCGCAGTCCTGACAACGCGGACGCACTTTTACTCGCTTATGCGGCGGTGGGCGGGCGTGAGGAGCGGGTTGTCGGAAACGTGGAGGTGCCGTGATGAGCCGGGAATCCCGCACCTGTTTCGGCTGCGTCGGCGACTGCATCTTGGTGTTCATCCTGGTCTTCGGCCTGCTGTGCCTTACGCACGACTGGTCAAAGGATCGCGAGCCGAACGAACTGAAGGCTACGCAGCCGGTGGACAAGGCCAAGCAGTGAGGGTACAATCGCGGACACGCCGGACACGTGCCAAGCCGAATCCCGCGGCGACCTAGGGGCCAAGGGAGTGCTTCAGCTTGGAGGCGGCCGGCATAAATCAAAGGTGGCGTATGATCCGACGGGACTTCTTCAAGGCGGCCCTGGCAGGAGTTGCCGGCTTCTTCGGCCTTCGCGCCGCGAAGGCCGAATCGGAACTGTACGGGCTAGAAGGCGCGGTGAAAGGACTGCGGCCGGACCCGGGCGAACTTCGGGTCATCATGTGCCGCGGCAAGCAGGTCCGAATGCAGGATTTGCGGGAAGGCGACGTGTTCACGATGGACGACCTGGAAGGCCAGTGGAAGGCTACTGGCAACCCCTACGTCGTGGAGTTCGGTGGCGGCCCGTCGCCGTGGGGCATTCAGGCCGAAATCGTCAGGGGTGAAGCATGAGCGAAGGCCGCAACGTACCGCCGATCGGGACACCCTGTAACCTTTGGGGAACCATCGTCCAGAACGCGGCCGGCTCGACCATCACGCCCCAAGCGGTTGCGGCCAACGGTTACTCGCAGATCGTAGACACCCGGAACAGCCCGTTCATATCAGCCTTCGGCAACGTCTCCGGCGCGACCACGGTGAACCTGCAATACTCGGCAGACGGGGTCAACTTCAACACGGCTCACTCTCTCGCCGCGTCCGGGGCCGGGGACTTCAACATCGACTGCCTGTGCGGGGCGCAGTTCGTCAGACTCCAATCCACTAACGCTATCAACGCCTACGCCACGGTGCAGGCCAAGGGGGGGTAGTCTCCCTTGGGTACCCTCACGATTACTGCGACTGGAGCGGGCAGCTGGACGGTCCCTGCCGGGGTCACCAGCGTTGCCGCGCAGTGCTGGGCCGCCGGGCAGAGCGGTGCTACCGGGGCTACCGCTGCGGCGGGAGTCGGCGGAATAGGCGGCGGATACGCTTACAACGCTGCCATTGCTGTCACGCCCGGCAATAACGTCGCCTACAGCAACGGGGCAGGCGGGACCGGGAACAAGGGCAACGGCGCGGACACGTGGTTCGGTAACGCCACCGAGGCACTTGCCACGGTCATTGCGGCGGGGGGCGGGTCGTCGACGACGCAGGTAGGCGCCACCGCGACGTTCACGGGCGGCGCGGGTGGGACGGGTGACACGGGCTCGCATAACATCCTCGGGGGAGGTGGGGGTGGTTCGTCTGCGGGCACCGCGAGTAACGGCAACAACGGGGGCAACGGAAATCTCACGACCGGCGGGGCGGGTGGCACTGCGCCGACCGGCGGGGCGGCCGGAGGAACTGGCGGCGTCATTACGACGGCGGGCAATCCGGGATCGGCTCCGGGCGGTGGAGGAGGAGGGGGCGGCGGTGGTATTGTCGGTTCTAGCGTCGGCGGGGCAGGCGCGGCCGGGCAAATTGTACTGACCTGGACGGACCCGACGACAACAACTACCTCCACAAGTACTACCACGACGACCACCACCACGACGGCCGCGCCGACGACAACGAGCACGACGACAAGTACCACCACATCCACGACGACGACGCCGGCCCCGACCACCACAACCACAACGTCTACCACGACGACACCCGCGCCGACAACGACCACCTCTACAACGTCCACCACCACCAGTACAACGACTACCACGCCCGCCCCGACGACAACGACCACGAGCACTACCACCACGACACCGGCCCCGACGACTACCAGCACGACATCAACGAGCACGTCCACCAGCACCACGAGCACGATGACGTCGACCACGACTAGTACGACAACGAGTACCACGACTGCCGGGCCGCATGACTGGACGAAAGCTTGCTGTCAGGGCACAATCAACGGGGTGGATCAGGGGCCGATATGAGCGACACCAACGGCAAGACCGAGTCCGTAGCTGCCCTGAAAGAGCAGGTGGAGGCCGCACGCCTGCGCGTCGAGCTTCGGCACCTGGAAGCGACCGAGAGCGTCTACAACCAGACTCAAGAATTTGTTAACCCCGCGGAACCATTATTCGACAGCCCGGATTTCATCTTCCCGTGGTACGGCGAGAACATCCCATTCAACTTGGATAACCGCCTCCGCGGCGAACTGCTGCCGGTGTACATCACGGAGTACGGGCTGAAGATTCTGCGGGATTACAGCCGGTGGATGATGGCCTACAACCCGTGGGCTATCCAGATCAAAGAGAACAAGGTCAGCTACATCTGTGGCAAGGGGTTCGGCTACACCTGCGCCCCGGCCCAGCGGTCCTCGGATTCGATCCACGGGGACAACCAGCTCTGCAAGATCGCCCAGCGCTACCTTGATCGGTTCATGGAACGCACGAACTGGGGCGCGTGGGAGCAGCAGTTCATCGGCAAGGACACGACGGACGGCGAAGCGTTCCTCCGATTCTTCCACCTCGGGGGCGGCGAGGTGACGGTGCGGCCGATCGAGCCGGAACACGTTCGCAGCCCGGGCGATCAGCAGGCGCACCAGTCGTTCGGGGTGGAGACGCCGCAGAATGACATTCTGAAGGTCAACGGCTTCTGGGTGGTGGAAGACCCGAGCTACAAGTGGTATCCCTCGTTCGTGCCGGCCGAGCAGATTTTGCACGTCAAGTCGAACGTCGGCCCGACGGCGAAGCGGGGCTACCCGTGCTTGATCCCCGTGCGGCAGAACCTTTCGCGCGCGGCGAACCTGCTGAAGATCATGTCGGTACTGGCTTCCTCTCAGTCGTCCATTTCGATGATCCGCAAGTGGAAGCAGTACAGCGTGGCGGACATCCAAGGATTCCAGGCCAACAACAGCGATTTTCAGTTCACGGATCCGCTCTCCGGCCGGCAACGGTTCGGCAACCGCTACTTGCCGGGGTCGCAGCTCGACGCCCCGGAAAACGTGGAGTACGAGTTCCCCGCGTCGAAGATCGCATCGGCGGCCCTCGTAGAAGTCTTGCAGGCCGAGCTCCGGGCGATCGCCAGTCGGTTCAACTGGCCCGAATACATGGTGGGGGCGGACGCCAGCAATGCGAACTACGCCAGCACGCAGGTAGCCGAGGCTCCGGGCGTAAAGCAGCTGGAGCGCGAACAGGCCAGCTACGCGCGTGCGTTCGGGGATGGCACCTATAGCGGACCGGCCCAGTGCGGGGCGCTGTGGCGTGTACTGTCGCTGGGCGTGCGCTGGGGCGGCCTGCCGCGGGCTATCCTCCGGCGGGTGAAGCTCCAGGCCGAAGGGCCGACGCTGGTAGCTCGGGACAAGGACAAGGAGACGGCGCGGTATCAGCTGCTCAACCAGGCCGGGATCATGGGGAAGAAAACGTGGTCGAAGATGGAGGCGCTTGACCGGGCGCAGGAGAAGGAAGACCTGGAGAGCGAGAAGCCGGCGCAACCGCCGCCCGTTCCGGGGGCTGTGCCGGGAGCACCTGTACCCCCCGGTACACCTACGGGGAAGCCGCCGTCAACTTCCCAAAAACGAAGTTCAACGGGAGAGCCGTTCGGCGGGAAGCAAGGCAAACTGCCAGCGAAAGAGTCCAAGGACGCCAGCGGGCACGAGCACGACCCGGCTACCGGGCAGTTCGGCAAGGGCAGCGGGGGGAAGGCCGCGAAGGAGAAAGACCGCACTGGCGGCGCCCCGAAGGATGACCCAGTGCACGGCTACCTCGATGCGTTCACCGACCCGGACGCAGAATCGCCGGCAACGTCGGAAGACGCTGTCGGGGCCAATGCGGACTTGGAGGGGGAGGACAGCGAATACCGCATCGTCCCGTCCGAAGGCGGCGGGTGGGAGGCGATGCACGTTGATGAGATCGAGAGCCAGTACGGCGAAGACTGGGAAGTGCGAGACAATCCGCTGACCGGCAAGCCGGTCAGCGGGGACGCGGGCTACTTCGATGACCTCGAAGGGCTGACCGGCGACGAAGTATCGCGGTCCTACGTCCAGGCGTTCAATGCCGATAAGGGCAAGGTGACGGCGGACGATCTCTCGGACGCCAACGCGGAAATGCTGAACGACGGCAGCGCCTACCAGTTGGCATACGACAAGGAAAACGGCTGGTGGCATGCGGTCCCGGCCGAAGAAGACGGGGAGGACGGCGACGACGAGGAAGACGCGACCGAGGCATTCCGCCGACTTCTGAGCGAGTGCTCCCGTTAATTATCCCGTAAGCATTCCCCGTGCCGTACCTCACAAATATTTCCGCAAATCTTGACAGGCGGTAGTCGCGGGTGGACAATTGCCGCTATGAAGTTGCGGCGGCGAACGATGTTGGAGCGGGCGCAGGCGGCCGGCAAGGGCGAGACGCTTGAGTGGTCGCCGGAGTCGCACATCATCAAGAACGTCTGCATGCTCTCGCCGGACTCGCGCAACAACCGCACCTACACTGATGAGGCCATGAACGCCCTCGTGGAGTCCTACGAGGGGGCGCGGGCCTACCAAGACCACCCGGACGATCCGACGGCCCCGCGGTCGACCAAGGATCGCATCGGGCGCTGGCACAACATCCGGTTGGAAGGCGGAAAGATTCGCGGCGACCTGCACTACGATCCCAATCACCCGTATGCGAAGTCGCTCATCTGGGCCGCGCAGAACTGCCCCGAGCACTGCGGGGTCTCGCACAACGTCGAGGCGGAAGGGTACGAGGGCGACGACGGCCACTTCACCGTCACCCGGCCTACGGAAGTCCGCAGCGTGGACATCGTAGACGACCCGGCGACCAACAAGTCACTCCTGGAAAGCAACAAACCAAGGCGCCGCCGCTCAGGTGTCCACCCTGGACACCTGAAGCGCCGCCGCAAAGTAAGCGAGGGCGCCATGGATCCCGAAATGGACGACAGCATGGACGGAATGGGTGACGAAGGCGAGTCGCCGGAGCAGATGCTAGGGAAGTACGTCACGGCGTGCTTCCACGACAAGTCGATGACCAAAGAGCAGAAGATGGAGAAGCTGAAAACGGTCTTCGGCAAGCTTTTGGATGACGCCGAAATGGACGGCGACGTGGAGGAAGAGGACGAAGACGTGGTGGACATGGATCCCGAAGACGAGCGGGAGGAGCCCGCAGCGCAAGAGCCGGAGGACGACGACCAGTTCGAGGAGGCGGAAGACGACGAAGACGAGGACATGATGGACAAGCCAAAAAAGAAGATGGCCGAGGCCCGGGAATCGCTCCTGCGCCTCCGCAAGCACAAGGACAAGAAGGTCCGCACGGTGGCCGAGATCGCGTTGCGGGCCATGCCGAAACCGGCGATCCGCCCCGCGCCGCCCGCACGCCGGTCCGTGGCGGAAGGACTGGGACACCACTCCGATCCGGCGGTTCGGGCGATGGCGAAGCGCCTCGACGCCATGGAGGCCAAGGAGCGGGCGACGGCTTCCGTCCAACAGGCGGTGGCCGAGTGCAAGGCCGCGGGCCTGCCGAAACGGGTCATGTCCCGGCTGTTCATTGAGGACCTGGCCGAGTGCACGGACAGGCGCCGCCGCAAGGCCATGATCCAGGAGCGCGCTCACCTGGCAAGCATCGCGCTGCCGCGGTCTTACGGGCCGGGTGGCGTGGGCGGTGGTCCGCCGCGCGTCAGTGACGCGGATTTCGCGGCGATGGTCAACGGCAACGCCGACTGATCCGGCCAGGTGAGACATATGTCTCACCTGGGCCGCGGGCACCTGTCAGGGGGCGCCGGGGCGCTCTCTTAACCAACAAAGGGATCGCAATCATGTCACTCGGGAACAACTACGTCCGGTATCGGTTCGGCAACGCCCGGCCGGTGCAGTACCCGTTTAACGCGACCATCGGCGCCCCCGGCGCGCTGGGGCAGGGCGGCCCGGGCTACCCCATCTCCATAGGCGACATGGTTTGGCTCGACCCTTCGTCGGGCGGCCTGCTCAACTGCAACATCGGCAACCCGCCGGTTTTGCAGGGGTTGCTCGCGGCGAAGGGCGCGGATGCCTTCCCCTGGACGACGAACCTTGCGACGACGCAGGCCAATTTCGCGGCCGTCTTCGCGGGCATCTCGGCGCAGTGCTGGGACGCGGCAAGCAACCCCTGCACCACGATCATCGGCAACTACGGCATCAAGGACGGTCTGATTCGCGTCGACCAGTCCGGCACGTTCGAGATGGCCTGCGCGCTGAACAGCGTATTCCTCGCCGGTGCCTTCGTCGCGCCGGCCCAGAACGGCGCCAACCTCGCGCTACTGCCGCAGACGGTGGCGGCGATCGCGCTCAAGGCGTCCAGCATCGGGTTCGTCGTCTTCCCCGAGCGGACAAACTACGGCGCGCAGGGAAGTATCCTCATTCAGTTGTTCGACGTGACAGGTCAGGGTGTCGGTTCCGTCGCGCTGCCGACCACGACAACCACCACCACCACGACTTCGACGACGACCACCACGACGACGACAACCGCTGCGAGCGACCGGCGCTTGAAGCAGGACGTGAAGCGGGTCGGCACGTTCATGGGGATGCCGGTCTACTCGTACAGCTTCCTCGGGTCGAAGGTTCGGGTCGTCGGCCTGTTCGCTCAGGACGTGTTCGAGCGCTACCCGGAAGCGGTTGTGGTCGGCGGGGAAGACCCGGTGACTCAGCCGTGGAAGATCAACTACGGCCGGCTCGCGCTGGCGATCGGCGAGCGGAAGTATCTGGAACTGTCGGCCTACTTCAACCGGCTCATGCTGGCACGCTAATAGGGAGTGACCATGTACGGAATAAAGGAGCGGCCCCGTCCCACGGTGGTACGCAACCCGAAGACGGGGCGGCCGTCCGCGGTCATCCCCGGCGTCTTTTCCGAGGCGGTCGACGCGCCCGACTACAACGCGCCACCGCCGTCCATGCGGGGGCTGCCGGGCAAGCCCTACGATGACACGTTCGGCCGCGGTCCGCAGCGCAAGGGCGGCCTGTCTTCGATGGGCCAGAACCTGCGCTCCCTGTGCGAGAACTATGGACCGGAGTGGACCTGCAAGAAGCTGAGCCGGTGCCTCCGTTCGGGCGAGCTTCGCTCCACGGACTTCAGCGTCAAGGAGCTGGCCGAAGCTTTCTGCGGGCACGACTGGGTCCGGCGCCTGCACCCGCGGGGGCGGGGTGAATTCTCCGTCGCCCGGTCCCTGATGGAAGCCGGGGAAGGCGTTGATGTTTCGGCGTTCCAGCACATCACCGGCCAGATATTTTTCAACCGCATCAAGGATGGGTGGCAGAACGCTACCTTGGTGGGCGAGAAGCTTACCGACAAGTTCCCGACGCAGCTCGACGGCGAGCGCGTGCCGTGGCTCGGCCATATCATTGACGAGGGCGAGCCGATACACCCGGGCACCGATTACCCGATGACCAGCTTCGGGGAAAGGTACGTCGACACGCCCCGCACCCAGAAATGGGGCATGACGTGTTGGCTGACGAAAGAGATGATCTTCTTCGACCGCACCGGCCAGGCCATGAAGAGCGCCGGCGAGGTCGGCTGGAAGCTCGGCTACAACAAGGAAAAGCGCATCCTGACGCTGGCGCTGGGCCAGATCAACAGTTACAAGCTCAACGGCACGGCCTACAACACGTATCTTCAGGCGCCGCAGAGCGTCCCGGCCTACGTCAACGCGCAGTCCGGCACGCCGCTGATCGACTACACCTCCGTGCAGACAGCCTTGACGCTGGCCTCGCAGATCCTCGACCCGGACACCAAAAACCCGCTGGACGGCATCGAGTTCAAGCAACTCTTTGTCATGCCGGCGAACCTGTTCCACGCGCGGCGGTTGGTGGCCGCGACGGAGTACTGGAACACGAACCCGGCTTTCAACAGTTCGACGCCGGCGCCCTCCCCGGAGGGGAACATCCAGATGCACTCCATCAACCCGGTGGGGCAACTGGAGGTGTTGACGTCGCCGATCGCGTACCAGCTTTTCACCAACACGACGGTGTACAACCCGCAGTGGACGCCGCTGACGGCCACACAGACGAATGCGTACTGGTGGATCGGTCAGTTCATGCGGTCGTTCTGGTACATGGAGAACTGGCCGTTCACGGTCGTTCAGGCGCCGCCCAACAACCCGCGCGAGTTCGACAGCGACCTCGTGGTCGGCTGGAAGGTGAGCGAACGCGGCGTGCCGGCGGTTCAGGACCCTCGGTACGTCTTTGAATTCTGGAACACTTGATCGGGGCTCGGTTGGCCTTGTGGCCTCCCGCGGGCAGCGTCCATCCTGTCCTGTCGCGGGGCAGAGGCGAATCGGCGGCGGGAGTCCGCTGAGCAAGGCCGAAATCACCGAGGAACGTCATGTTCGACAAGACGACAGCCGGGATGGATACTCAGGGGTTCGATATCTACACCCCAGTGGACAGGGATTTGCTTTGTACGACCGATGACGTTGAATCTACGTCGCTGGTCGACGGCGACGAAGACGGCTGGCTCGTCCTTGTCCTTGATCTCAAGTCGCTGCGGATCAAGCGGGTTCACGTCTCTCGATTGAAGGTCGGCGACTTGATCTTGGAGCCGCCGTGCGAGTTGATCGGAAAGCCGGAGGCTCGGCAGGCGGCTTACTTGCAAGAAGTGACACACGCTCCGGAGCATTTGAAGCCCGGGTGGAATCTAAAGGTCAATCTGCTCCGCGGCCCCTGGAGCGATGACCAGTTGGGCAAGAAGGAACAAGCAAATGTCTGACAAGAAACTTTCCGCCGAAGACCAGAAGGCCCTCGACGCGGCCCTTGCGACCATCAAGCGGCTACAGGGGGAGCAGCCGCCCCCCGACCCGGCCTACGGTCCGCCGGTCCTGCGAAGGTTCCGCGTGCTCCTGGACGGGGTGACGTGGGACGAGAAGACCCGCAAGTATCGGGATAACACTTGCCGGGCAACCGTACACGACCCGAAGACGGGACGGCCGCGCGAGGTGACCATCGACCGGGCGGTGGTCGAAGCGTACAACGAGGCCGACGCGTGGGAGAAGTTCCGCAAGTCGTGGGGCATCCGGACCAGTGACCACACGCCGTCGTTCGTGGAAGTGCGGAGTCTGACGGAGGCCGAGCGGTTGGCGCCGCCGGCCGGGGTCATCGAGCCGGAGCCGAATGTCATGGTGGGGGTGCCTCCGCCGAAGGTACTGCCGATCCGGGCGGACGGGGAGTTCAACCGGCCGGTGGCGCCTCCGAACGCAGCCGTGGGGTAGCCATGCCGGACCAACGCCCCTGTTCCAAGCACGCCGCGGCTGCCCTGGATAGGTACGACGAAGACGAGGAAGAGTGCCACTTCCGGGAGGGCGGGGCGGACGCGGCCAGCCCTCGCTTCGATGAGAAGACGCTGCGGGGACTTCTCGAAAAGTGCAGGCTTGC